CCACCACCTATGCAAGAAATACTCTTTGACTTCAGCGACCTCTCTTCCATCTCCGACAGAGACCTGCGCGCTCGCATCCACAACCTCGGGGTCGCTCGAGATGCCCTGCGATCCATCACCGCAAAGTGCTCCACCCCCAAAGCACACGCCTACTTCCAGAGACGACTCGAGACCTGCGAGACTGACCTAACCTCCGCACACAAGGAAGCCAGACGGCGGAGACTGGCACAATCCTAAACAAACAACGACAAGACACTATGAGCGAACTAACCATCTCGGGGCGCATAGCCCTGATCCTTCCCCTGCAGACGGGGACAAGCAAGGCAGGAAACCCTTGGAAGAAGCAGGGCTATGTCCTCGACACGGGCGGACAATACCCAAAGAAGGTGTGCTTCTCCCTCTTCGGGGATAAGATAGACCAGTTCCCCATTCAGGCAGGACAGGACGTGACGGTATCCATCGACATCGACAGCCGCGAATTTAATGGACGTTGGTACACGGAGATCAATGCGTGGAACATCGTACAGACAGGAGCACAACCAGCAGCACCCGCACCACAGCAGGCAGCCACCGCTCCAGCTGTAGCCCCTGTACAACCACAACCAGCACCACAAACGCCACAGCAACAAGCTGTCGGTGACCTGCCATTCTAACAACAGGTGAACATGGAAGACAAAAAGACAATGATCGCCAACCTCAAATTCATGAGCGAAAAGAGCAAGAAGGAAGCGGAGAGGCTTATGGATCTTCACAATAAGGTGCTTATCTGCTTGAAGAAGGGCACGCCAAAGAAGCTCTTGGATCTTGTGGAGGCGAGCAAGAAAGAAGGGAAGGACGGCATATCAATCGAGGACCTTTCCAATATCGTCGATTACGATATGATTATCCCCGATGGCTTCGTTCAGTTCGACTTGACTCTGCATCTTGAGGAGGTTTGTGAAAGCGGCCTAAGCATAGCTCTCATCAAAGTTCCAGGATGGAAGCAGGGGGAAAAGGTAGACTTCGCCTTGATCTGCAAGGACTACGACTTATTTTTAAATAGTTCTCTTGTTGGCCCATTGGAAGACATAGACTTGTGTAGACGAAAGTTCATCGAGTCGGTCTTATTCCGATTGACATGTATCTACGGGGAGAACGAGGTTTACAAATCATGAGCAACAACCTAACCACCCGCCCAAAGAAGCAGATCATCATCGGTATCGACCCCGACACTCAGGGCTCAGGCTGGGCTTGCATCAACATCACCGACCGCACTATTCAACTGGAGCAGCTGACAATCCCCAAGATCGTACGCTTGCTCCAGGAATGTCGCAACGAGATGGACGAGCAATATCTCGACACTGAATACTCCTACCGCTTCGTCCTCGAGAATGTGTGGGGGACATCGCACAACCGACACATAGAGGGACAGGTGAAAGCTCAGGCAATAGCCAAGACTGGCTACAACGTTGGACGCTGCGCCATGGTTGGAGAGGTCCTGCGTGACCTCATCACCGACTATGAGTTCCCGATCATCTGCCAGCCTCCGCTCCGTAAGGTGTGGAAGGGTAAGAACGGCAAGATCACACACGAGGAGCTCCTGATGGTATGCCAGCACCACCGACTCACACTGCCCAAGCACAAGCAAAGGGCCACGAACCAGGAGGACCGCGACGCGCTGCTCCTCGCTATCCACCACATCGCAACACCCATCAAACTCTTTGACCAATGAACTCAATCAACATCCTCTTCCTCATCGTAATTTCCCTACTCGCCTACTCGCTGGTAGCGACCTACCTCTTTTGGCTGATGCGCCACGACCAACTCTACCTCGACCGAAGGCTTTCGGGGGCGAGATCAGATATCTCCACGTTAGCAACAGCCTACGAGGACTTGCGTTCGCTCCTCGAGCGCACTGGCAAGAATCAAGCCGAAGCACTCTCCATTATCGCTGAGGCGAACAACCGCATCGACCTCCTCGAGGACAATCGAAAGTACAAGGCGCAAGCCCCGAAGGCTACCCCTCGCACCCCACGACCACTGCGAGGCAAGCCCGCAAAACAGCAATCCTATCCAGGTGGCGATCAACACCAAATCAATGATAGGGACAGCATGCTTTTAACTGCTGGAGAAAATGAAAGATGGTAGAAGTAATCAAACACATACTAACGCACATAATCAAATAGCAACGAATATGAGATACAGACTTTACAACGCAGACACGCTCAACCGATACGCCAAGGACTGCCACCAGCGGGCAGTGACTAAAGGCTTTTGGGATGAGCCACACTCCGTCTGGCATTATCTGATGCTCGCTTACGGAGAACTTCACGAGGCGATCGAGGCTGACCGCATCGGCAAGTGGGCGAAGCTCACACCCGAACAGATAGAGGAGCTTCGAGGGATTGAGGGCGCAGCGTTCGCACAAGCGTTCCTGCGGATGGTCAAGGACACCGTAGGTGACGAGATCGCCGACGCAGTGATCCGCCTGCTTGACCTGCTGGGATGTCTTCTGAAGGGGGTAGAACTGACGCAAGAGGAGCTAAATATGGTGCCTGCTGCATGCGAAAACGATACCCCTCCAAATATGCTGACCGACGCAATGTTTATTGTCGTTAGCGGCTCCGTCTATGCCGCTTGCAAAGACAAGGAGTTTATATCAGTACTCACTCCCATCAAGTCCCTTGAGTTGCTCTGTGACCACCTCGGCATCGACCTTATGAAGCACATCGAGCTCAAGATGAAGTACAACGCCACACGCCCCGCACTGCACGGGAAGAAATACTAATGGATATGACGATTACGATAGTATTGCTTGCAGTAGCAATCCTCGGCTTGCTGTGCTACTTGATAGGTTTGCGTGAATGTATGGCAGATCTACGGAGGTATAATGATTACCTGGAACGGAGCCTGAGCGATACAAGCCACTACCTCTACCAGCAACTCGAGCGGTTGAAAGGCGAGAACCAAGTCCTCAGTACACAGCTCCAACAGATGAGGAAGGAACAACAGAAGCAAGACTAATGGATAAGCTGACTACGGACTTCCTCTCGTTCTTCGTGCATTATATGGGCTCCGTCTCAATCATTGCTGCCCTCATTTCTGTACCTCTATCGGTGCACCATATCATCGCCGTGCGTAGCTACTACAGAGAGAGAGAGAGAGGGAAGAGCGACTGATGGACGAACTCAGCAAAGCACTAAGATCTCGAAGGAAAGCGGAGCGAGAGGCGAAGTTCCAACACACGACAAAGACCGCGGAGATAGGACGGCTGACCAAGAAGGTTGCCACCCTCGAGGGTGAGCTGTCCGCCATACGTGCAAATTCATCAAAACAGAAATAAAGCTATGAACAAAGAACAAAAAGAAAAGCTGGTAGCGTGGTGTCTCAACTTGCTTGTCACCTATCGCATCGACTACTTCCGTGGATTAGTGCTATCGGATACGGTGAACTTCTTTATCACGGGAGACCCATACCGAATAGAGACAGCGATAGAGAGCTGTCGTGTAACCTCAGATCTCAAATTTGAGGAAGACACGAAGTACTACACCGAGCTACTCCGAGAGCTACGACAGATAGCAAAGGAAGTATCACTAAGTGACGAAGCGCAGACCGCCATCACCCACGTCTTCGGAGGTGAATGGCAGGAGGCTATCGAAGCCCTCGACAAGCTCAAGAGCGAACGCAACGAATAGAACTAACCACGAGTGCGCCCTGCCTGGGTCAAGCCTCCCCTGCGATACACCTCCTTGGGGAAATCAGTGCGGGGCGCACATCAGATATATGAGCAGTGGTTGTCTAAACTATAACTCAAAACATATCACAACAAAACGAGTATGAACAAGACTAAGATGCTGGAGTGGATAGGCACGCGCCACGTTGGCGTATCATCAAGGACTATGTGGTGCGCCTTGATGGGCGTTGCACGTGACGGGGATAGTTGTTACGCTGGCTTTGACGTGCCGTATGATTGGGACGACTTTTCAAGGTGCTACGACCTTGTGAAGTATGGAGAGGTCGCGAAAGATGAGCTTCAAAAGGTCGTTGAAGCATTTCCGTTTTACAAGCCAAT